AAACTAGATAATATTAAGGAAGTTAAAGTTGGCGAGCAGCAAACTGAGATCGATCCTAGATCTAAGACAACTGCAGACAAAGCATTTAACTTAATTAGTACAGGTGGACCTGAGATTGAAGTACAAGGTCAAGGTGCTGTTATGCCTGAGAAGAAAAGAAAATCAAAGGCTTACTAATGGCTTGGTTCAGTTTAGCAAAAATTGCTTTGCAGGCTGGTAGTAAGATATATGCTAACCGTCAAAAGACGAAAATGGCTATGTCTGATGCACAGCTTATGCACGCAGAAAAAATGGCTCGGGGTGAGGAAGCTTACCAGGGCAAACTTCTAGAAGCCCGTCAAAACGACTATAAGGATGAATTCGTCCTCGTAATTATTTCGGCGCCCATCATTGTGTTAATGTGGGCAGTGATGTCAGATGACCCTGAAGCAATGGAAAAGGTTAAATTATTCTTTGAATATTTTCAGTCTCTTCCAAGTTGGTTTACGAACCTATGGATACTTGTAGTTGCTAGTATTTTTGGTATAAAGGGTACACAGATATTTAGAAACGGAGGTAAAAAATAATGTCTAAGAAAAGAAAAGGAAAATTAAAGAAAGCGCTTGGTGCTGCTTTATTAGCAGGACTTGGTGCAGCAGCTTTAAGAGGTAGATCTGGCGGTGGAGATCCAAACATGATCAGAGGAGTTGTTCCTATGAACACTGGTAACTTGGACGATATATTCACGGTAGATGATATGATGATCCAAGAAGGTGGCACAGGTATTTCACCTTTCGCGGCAGCTAAAGGCGGAAGAGCTGGTTATAAAAAAGGCGGAAAAGTTGCTAGAGGCTGTGGTAAAATCATGGCTGGAAGAAGTAAAAAAACAAAATACATTTAAGGAGAGTAAATGCCAAATAAAAGACACAACAAACAAGTCCCTGGCTTTAAAAAAGGTGGTAAGGTTTTAAAACCTGTTAAACCAAATCAAAAGGGTTTAAAAAAATTACCAAAAAAAGTTAGAAATAAAATGGGCTACATGAAAAAAGGTGGCCGAGTATAACAATGGCTAAACTTTGTCCTAGAGGAAAAGCAGCAGCAAAACGTAAGTTCAAGGTTTACCCTTCAGCTTATGCTAATATGTATGCATCTGCAGTTTGCTCTGGAAAAATTACACCCGGTGGAAAAAAAGGAAAAAGAAAAAAAATGATGGGTGGCGGTTTTATGGCAAAGAGAGCAAGATTATATGGCTAAGAAAGGATTACGATCATGGGTGAAGGAAAACTGGGTCGATATTGCAAACAGACGATCCGATGGTTCATACCCGAAGTGTGGACGAAGTGGTGGAGAAAAAAGAAAAAATTATCCAAAATGCGTGCCTATTGCGAAAGCAAGAGCGATGTCCAAAGGGCAACGTGCGGGTGCCGTAAGAAGAAAACAAGCTAAAGCAAACGTAGGACCAACTCCAGATAGAGCTGCAACATTTGCACCTAAAAGAAAGAAAATGGGATTAGGCGGATTAGTATGAGAAACGATTTTCAAGTAAGAGAAGGATTTGCAAAAGGTGGTATGCCACCTAGAAACAAAAAGAACTTTAGACCTACAAAGTCTGGAGCGGGCATGACAGAAGCCGGGGTCAGAGCCTATAGAAGATTAAATCCTGGTTCAAAACTAAAAACAGCCGTGACAGGAAAAGTGAAGCCTGGATCAAAAGCTGCTAAACGTAGAAAGTCATATTGTGCAAGATCACTGGGACAATTGAAAAGAGCGTCAGCTAAAACACGTAACGATCCAAACTCACGTATCCGTCAGGCACGGAGACGTTGGAAATGTTAAAAAGAGCAATACTACAAGCACTAGAAGATAAGTATAACGCACAAATATCTGAAGCAGATGCAACTTTAAAAATATATTTTGAACATTCTGTTGGTATAGGAGAGCATCCTCAACAAATAGAAGAATGTGATAAATTAATTTCAAAAATAGCAGAAGCAGAAGATAAACTCGGTGTATTACAAGAGTTTAAACAGTAAAGGAGAAAACATGAAAAAAGCAAAAGCTAAGATAAAGAAAGTAATTAAAGGTTTGAAGAAAGCATCTAAAACACATGCTGCTCAAGCAAAAACTTTGAAAGGAGCTATCAGTGGCAGATCCAAAAAAAGGAACAGGTAAAAAACCTAAAGGTTCTGGTAGAAGACTGTATACAGATGAAAACCCTAGAGATACGGTAGGGATTAAGTTTGCAACCCCAGCTGATGCCAGAAGAACCGTTGCAAAGGTGAAAAGAGTTAATAAACCTTTTGCACGTAAAATACAGATACTAACAGTAATGGAACAAAGAGCTAAAGTTATGGGTAAAAATCAGGTTGTTTCTATTGCTAAAAAAGGGAAAGAAGCAATAAGGAGAGGAAGAAAAAAATGATGGATTATGAAATAATAACTAAATTAAGAAAAATAATTAAACAAAGACACGATGATATTGTTACAGCCATGACCACGGGGGCTATTGACAATATGGAAAAGTACAACTATATGTTAGGACAGGTACGAACGTATCAATATATTACACAGGAAATATCCAACCTGCTGAAACAAAAGGAGCAAGATGACAAAGACGGAACCATTATCAAAATCAAAAGAGATTCCTAAACACAGGAACGCACTCATAGAAAAATACGAATCTAAACCAGAAGAAAAAGAAAAAGAAATTACAACAGAATCATCAAAATTGCCAAAGCCAACAGGTTGGCGAATGTTAGTTTTACCTTTCAAAATGAAAGAGAAAACTAAAGGGGGTATTATTATAGCTGAAACCTCATTAGAGAGACAACAAGTTGCTTCTCAATGTGGATTAGTTTTAAGAATGGGCCCTGATTGTTACACGGACAAAGAAAGATATCCAGACGGTCCGTGGTGTAAAGAGAAAGACTGGGTGATCTTTGCAAGATACGCAGGATCAAGAATTAAAATAGAAGGGGGAGAAGTTAGAATGCTCAACGACGATGAGATTTTAGCAACCGTGGATAACCCCGAAGACATAATCCATGAATTTTAACATAGGAGGAAGCTATGCCAGCTGAAGAAAAAACAGTTGATATTGATACATCAGGTCCTGGTGCCGAGGTTCAATTAGAAGAAAACAAAAAACCAGAAACAAATGAAGTGGAGGTTCCTAATGAAACAACTACTACAGACGATAATAAGTCCGCTGACACACCTGAGAAATCTAGTGAGCAGTTGGATGTTCGAACTGACGAGAACAATCAAGAACAAAGTGAAGAGAAAAAGGAAGAAGTAAAAGAAGAGCCAAAGAAAGATGAACATGAAAAGTATAGTGATTCAGTTCAAAAAAGAATTGCTAAACTAACAAAAAGATATCGTGAAGCGGAAAGACAAAGAGAGGAAGCTTTAGCTTACGCTAGACGAATACAAAAAGAACGAGATGATTTAACATCAAAAGTTTCTAATTTAGATCAAAATTATACATCTGAAATGGAAGGAAGAGTTAAATCTTCTCTTTTAGCTGCTCAACAAAAGTTGATCGCAGCTAGAGAGGCGGATGATAAAAAAGCTGAAGTTGAAGCATTAACATCTATTTCACAACTTGGATACGAACAAGCCAGAGTTGCTGAATTAAAAACTAAACTAGAAATGGAGAAGAAAGCTGCTGCAGAAAAACCTGCAGAACAAAAACAGCCGTTTACTCCTTCTCAAGCTGCACCAGATCCTAAAGCTGAGGATTGGGCATCTAAGAATGAATGGTTTGGTAAAGATAGTGCAATGACTTACACTGCTTTTGATCTTCATAGAAAACTTACCGAAGAAGAAGGTTTTGACCCTCAGAGTGAAGAATATTATAAGGAAATCGACAAAAGAATTAGGGTTGAATTTCCCCATAAATTTGATAAACCTGTAGATAATAAACCGACAAGTAAACCTACACAAACTGTTGCATCTGCAACGCGTAGTACAAAGACTAGTCGCAAAACGGTAAAACTCACACCGAGCCAAGTAGCAATCGCTAAAAAATTAGGTGTGCCACTAGAAGAATATGCGAAACAGTTAATGAACACGAAGGAGGTATAGCATATGAAAAAAGAAGAAAAGAAAACTTCCCGTGCGAGTCAAACCAGAGAAAAAACAGAACGAAAAAAGGTTTGGACTCCACCATCGTACTTAGATACACCTAACGCGCCTGATGGATTCAGACACAGATGGGTCAGGGTAGAAGTTCTAGGATACGTCGACACTAAAAATGTACAAGGAAGATTAAGATCCGGGTACGAATTAGTTAGAGCCGATGAATATCCAGAGGATGATTACCCAGTAGTCACAGACGGCAAGTATTCAGGGGTGATCGGGCACGGAGGCCTTGTGCTGACAAGGGTACCAATTGAGATCGCGCAACAACGTGCGAAATATTACGCTAGACAAGCGAATGAAAACGTTGAAGCAGTCGATAACGACCTCATGAAGGAACAGGACAGAAGGATGCCTATCAATATAGATAAGCAGACTCGTGTAACCTTCGGTGGCAAGAAAAGTTAATTTTTTAACGATTCAAACCAACGATTAAATAAACAAGGAGAAACAAATGGCAAACTCGTCATCAACAGGCTTCGGATTGAGGCCTTTAAAAAAAGCGGGTCAGAATAGAGATGCCGGTGGATTAGGAGAATATCCAGTAGCAGCGTCTGCGACAGCTATTTACAACCAAGACATGGTTGCAATGGCTAACTCAGGCACAGCAGCAGTTGCTGCAGCAGCTACGGAAAACAACCTAGGTTCACTTAACGGTGTTTTCTTTACGAACGCTTCGACAAATAAGCCAACGTTTCAAAACCACTTATTAGGCTCTAACACAGCAACTGATATTGTGGCATTTGTAACTGATGATCCGAATCAGATCTATGAAATCAGATCTAATAATTCTAGTGCATCAGCGCAAACCGACGTTGGTAATACAGCTGAAATAAGTTATTCAGCAGGGGCTACTCCTAACTACATATCTAAAACAACTTTAGATGACAGTACGTTGGGTACTAGTTCACAACAATTAAAAATAGTTGGTATCAGTAGAGATATCGATAACGATGAAGTCGGATCAGCAAACGTGGTCTGGAGAGTCGTTATTAACGAACATTTCTACAAACAACTAACAGGTATCTAATAGGAGGATTATAATTATGGCGATATCACGTAATCAACTAGTCAAAGAACTAGAGCCAGGATTAAATGCACTATTTGGCCTGGAATACAAAAGGTATGAAAATCAGCATGCTGAAATTTATACTACAGAGACATCTGACAGAGCTTTTGAAGAAGAAGTAATGTTGTCAGGGTTCGGACAAGCGCAAGTGAAACCAGAAGGTTCTGGCGTTGCGTTCGACAGTGCTCAAGAAACTTTCACAGCAAGATACACTCACGAGACAGTAGCTCTTGGGTTTTCAATCACTGAGGAAGCAGTTGAGGACAACCTTTATGACAAACTAGCTTCTAGATACACAAAAGCTTTAGCTAGATCGATGTCAAACACAAAACAAGTAAAAGCGGTTAACCCGTTAATTCAAGGTCTTCCTTCAACGGATAACTTTGATTCAGGTGATGGTGTTTCTTTATTTAACACTGCTCACACGACAATAGCGGGATCATTTAAAAA